TTGTATACGATCCACCAGTAAGAATCTTGCTAACTGTAAGTGGAGATCCACCGCCACCACCGCCAGAAACAGTATTCGCTTGCCATTTACCAAGCGATGCGCTCCATACAAGAGCTTGACCGTCTGTTGGTGTTTTGACTGTGTTATAATCTATGTCATCAAGGCGATAGAGTTTTACTTCACCTGAACCAGCAGAACCACCAACAGCTGTTGCAGCGTTGAACGCAACCTTAGAGATGCGCTTATCAACATCTTGTGTAAACTGTTCAAGTTTCTTTTCTAGCTTGGTTACATCGGCGTCAGAACCAGGATCACCTTTATCACCCTTCTCTCCCTTATCGCCTTTGTCACCTTTCGGTCCTTGTGGTCCTACGGATCCTGGAAGCCCATCTTTGCCATCTCGTCCAGCAGCGCCTCGCTCTCCGTCCTTACCATCTCTTCCGTCTTTTCCATCTCGACCTGGAGCACCATCAGCGCCTGCAGGTCCTTGCTCTCCACGCTCTCCTTGTGATCCAGTATCACCTTTTGGACCTTGTTGACCAGGCTCTCCTTGCTCACCGCGATCTCCTTTGTCTCCCTTTAGTCCAGGATCACCTTTATCGCCTTTGTCTCCGCGAGGACCACGTGCTCCATCTTTTCCTGCGATACCTTGTTCACCAGTATCTCCGCGAGCGCCTTGTGGACCAGCTTCGCCTTTATCACCCTTTTCACCTTTGATACCCTGAGCACCTTGTGGACCAACTGGACCTTGTTCACCAATGACAGAACCGACGGTAACAACATTACCATCGTTGAACTGAAGAACAAGATTGTTCTCGAAGATGCGTGCATCAACAATGCTACGACCATCGCGCCCATTCTTTACTTCTGGAATATGGATTGAGTTTATCTGTTCAATAAGCTGAGATCGAACTTCCTCGACCTCAGCCTTAGCGAGCTTAGTGGCAACAGATAGTAACTTCGCCTTTTCTAATTCGTCCATAATCAATCATCATCCCTGAACTCTTTTTCTATATATTCGAGGTCTTCCTTCGAAACTTTCTCGATTGCACGTGTCATGCTTTCGATAAGCTTCTTATCCTCTTCAGTCAGGGGTCTTGCGACATGGGGAATGTAATCTTCTTTGATTTTCTTTGCGCTAGGCGCTTCTTGCTTGACTTTGATCTCAAGCTGTTGTGGCGCTGACTTTTCTTTTTTGGCTTGATTGTTAGCAGCTTTTGCTTCAGCATCTTGCTGCATCTGTTGCTGTTGCATTTGCTGATCATTCATTTCAGCTTCAGCTGCGGCTTGCACTTCACCCTCAGCAGCCATTTGCTTATCCATTTCCTGGATCTCTTCATCTGTCTGACGAAGAATGTTTTTGCGAATCCATTCAACCGAATAGTATTTGCCAACATAAGCATCAACGATACCAAGAACAGCAAGACGATTGTTGATCATATCCTGTTCTTTGATTTCAGAGTAGTAGTTATCACGTTGGAAACTATACTTGATATCGTTCTTCATATCCTTCCACTCTTCGCGGGTCATTACACCCGTGAGAAGTAGTTGGATCTCTAGAAGGTTATCAAACAGATGAGTGAAACGATCACGCAGACGCTCAATGAATTTAGCGAACTTGATTTCGTCGCGAGAGATTTCTCCGCTACGACCCATTGAGAAAGTTCCTTCTGGTTCCAAACGTGAAACAGGAACCGAGAGTGACTTGTAGAGTTTCTTGCGGAAGTAATCTACGTCTTCCATCTGACCAAGGTTTTCACCGCCAGGCAACGTGGTAATTTCTGTACCACGACCACCTTCACGACGAGGAAGCCAATAGTCTTCCAGCATGGTCATGAACTTACGCGAATCCTTAACAGCGCCAGTATCAGCATCGTAAACAAGACGGTTCTTGTGCTTGACCATCATGTCACGAACATACTGTTCTGCTTTTGCCTTAGGCAAGTTACCAACGTCAATGTAGAAGATTCTACGCTCAGGCGCACGAGCGAGACGGTAGATAACTACAGCGTCTTCCAACATACGCAGCTGATTGAGTGGCTTGATTGCTTTGTGAAGATATGAAAGAACCATGCGGTTACGAGCGTCCAGCAGACCGCTGTGAACGTAACAGATAGCGTCCTTAGAAACCTTGACACCTTGTGTCATAGTTCCTTGCGACATACCAGCAAGATTGTAGAGGTAGTATTCTTCGTAGGCAGGAACAATCAGCTTCGAGTTCTGACCAACGATTGGTGTGCGACGAAGTGGCTGACGAATCTTGCGAATACGACGAGGGTCGATGTAACGCAGTTCCTGAATACCCTTGCGCGGATTGTTGATATCCACCATGATATGATAGAACAAACGACCGTCGATATACCAACGACGGAACAACTCGTAACCCATATTGTTGAAATCAAGCAGCTTGAGAATAGTATCAAACTCTTCCTGAATGCGCTTCTTTACGCTATCAGGCTGCTTTAGATTGTCGAGATTTAGGGAAATTGGTTCGTCTTGATCGTCAGTAATGAGAGCTTCATTTACTACGTCATCAATTGCAGACTCGCACTCAGGATACATCGACATTTCTCTGTATCGAGTGATAAGCTCTGCTTCGTTCTTAGCAACGCCTTCCATATCGACGAATGTGCCATAGGCGCCGCCGGGAGCGACTTCCATAGCACCATCGACATTAGGAGGAGGGGTGAAGGTAGGTATCTGCTGCGCATTACGCTCAGCGACCTCTTCATCCCTCCCTACGCGAAAGCCAAATAATTCGATTGCCATTTAATTTCCTTCAAAAAGTGTATAATATATTTAGGCAATCAAATTAGGTATTGATTACCCTGTTGTTGACATCTTGGTCAACAGTCCAGTAATCGTAGGCGAACTCTACTGTGAATTCTTCGATAGCGTCAGTTGTTTCCCAATTCAGTTCGATATTACCGACGTTGATTGGGAAGATGTTAACGAATGTATATTCGCGAGTTGGAATTGCAGCATCACCTGCACTTGTTCCGCCAGCAAATACACCAGTCTTAGCATAATGACGAACTGTAGCAGTTGTGCGATATGAAGCAAGACCTGATTCAGTAATTACAGATGGATCGCGAAGGTTATTCTCGTGTGAGTTGATGAATGATGACCACTTCTCGAAAGCGTTGCGAACGAGGAAGTCTTCGTCATTCATAACTGTAACTTGCCAGTTATCGAACGTGCGATTACCAGCCATCTTTACCTTGCGACCAAAGTAAGGAACATCAATCTGACCTACTGTAGAAGCAGGGATTGATGAAGCCTTACATACAAAGCGGAATTGATTTTCCGCTGTTGGCTCTGCGATACCAGCCGGTAGTGTCAAGAACACCTCAAAAAGAGATGCTCTTGCGCCACCATATGGCAAACCTTGTGAGGCGAACGTAGATACATTAAAGGGCATTAGTTTTTCTCCCTATCCTTTCTATTATTTAGTCCGCCTTTTAGAACTTACCTACAACTTCAGTAAAATCAACGCCGGTGCGAACAGCAACGAAGTTCAACTGGATGAAGTTGATTGAACGAGCAGGCTTGATGTAGATATCACCAACGAACTCATTACGGTCGATAACTTCTGGTGTATTGTTTGTTTCGTCGCAAACAACGCGGAAGTCTGTGATACCACGACGACCCTGTACGTCACGGAGGAACGGTTCTACCAGAGCCTTGAACTGGGCACGAGTAAACGCATCGTTGAACTCGAACAGAGTATACTTGGCTGCTGTAGCGATTGCCTTTTCGAGAACAATGAACAGACGACGAACATTGATACGGTCGAAAGCAGATGGCTTTGTCAGCATTGTCTTATCGCCAAACAAGATAGTGCCTTCACCTGGGAATGTTGTGATTGGATTGATACCAGCCTTATATAGCTGATCACGTTCTGTCTTATTAGGATTGAACGCCAACTTGATAACATTCTTGATCTGACCGCGATTGAATCCAGCTGGTGAATACCAAGGATCGCGTTCGATATCTGTACGAACCATTGTACCAGCAGTATCGCCGTTGCAAGGAACATAACGGAATACATCGTTATACTTGTCGTATTGATACTTCCAACCAGAATCAATTACTGCATATGAAGACGATGGCAGAGCATTGCGGAAAGCAACAATGTCATCTACTTCTGCGCCGGCATATCCAGAGTTGTTTACAACGTCTGCCTGACGAGGCGAGAATACAGCAATACAATCTTTACGATATTCGCAGATGTTGTTGATGATATGAATAGGAACAGTAGAAGTTGACTGTCCACCGCCAAGGATCAACGATACATCAACAGATTCTGATGATCTAAACAGATTATATCCGTTGATATAGTCAGCTGAACGAGGTGCTGCACCATCACGACCCAATACAAGCTGAGCACTTAATGGTAGCGACTGAGCACCAGAACCCCAAGCAAAACCAGAGTTCACGTTCTTTGAACCGTTGATACCAGTTAGGTGAGAAGCCCACCAAACCCAACGGGAGTTCTTGTTGATATATGTGCTATAACGGATATTCGTTCCGTCTTCGCTGCGGGCATACTGAGCTTTCGAAAGTGATGGGAATACTTCAAGAATTGTGTTAGCAGTTCCTGTAATACCACCTTTAGCGTCAACAACAACAATGTGTAGTTCGTCGCCAGATCCACCATACTGGGCAGCTTCAGCTGAAGTGCCTGGTGCAGATGGAACATAGTTGTAATATTCCCAACGACGAGTTGTTGTAGCCTGAGTACCAGTATTACCAACATACTTAGTCTGAAGTGTTACAGTGTTACCAGTTACAGAAGCGACCTTGATCTGCTGCTTATCTGGACCAACGATCAGAATATCACCAGCAACAACTTTTGTGTTTACAGAAGTTGCTGTAGTGAAGACCATTGATGTTGAGTTGTTTGTAAACGAAGCAGTACCTGTAATTGTGCTTTCGTAAGCATTTGCGGTCAAGCAAGTTGATACGCGAAGGCTATTTCCGAGAACGCCTGGATACTTAGCAACCCAGTTACCAACACCACTAATACCAGATGAATAGTTAGCATCATAATCATCTTCGTTATTGATAACTGTATTTTGTGTATTTGCGGCATTTGATGTAGCGTTACGAGCAATCGTAGTTCCTACTTTGTTGTTTGCGTTAACAACACGAACTGCATAAAGTGCATTACCATATGCAAGGAAGTTTGAAGCTGTAAACGAATCGATATATGTATTACCGTTTGGAGTACCAAACTGCTTTACAAGAGTATCTTCTGAGTCAACAAGGACGCGCTGCCCCACTGGACCCCAATTGAAGTGACCAGCAAAAGCACCAGTCGTTGTCGAAACGGCAGGGATAATTGTTGTGAGATCGATCTCACTGACATTAACTCCTGGAGAAACTTGGAAAGCCATATGGATTATCTCCTTTTATCTAACGAAGGTCTATTATCTTCGCGTCCTAAATCCTACTCGGTTTATTTATAAAAATGGACTTTATTACCAAATTCGACCGTCGTTGAAGCCATTATCGAACTCGTCGACGCTTCCGCTATCCATAGAATGGGTCTGATCCCCTGCATCAAAGAAACCAGCCGGAAGAAGATCATCATGGACATCTTTCATTGTTTCATTAGCAAGGTTTCTACGAATATCGCTATTTGTCAGGTCTTTGAAGTATGGTTGAGTGATGAGCCACCCAAACAGTACCAAAGTCATAGCCAAATCGTCATGACAACCTTCTTCAGCTTTGAAAGTGTCTTTTGTCTCAACAAATGTTGAAAGCTCTTCGATAGTATCAAAGTCAGATATCAAAAGCTTGTTGGTTTCAACAATCGTTTTTAGGTTAGAGCAACCAATCTTCTTGACGGCTTTAGTTGTTCTAACACCAAAGGCTGATCTTGAGTTGAATCCACCACCAATCTTGATATTCTTGTTTTTTGTAAAGGTAGCAATCACGTTTTCGTATTCAAGATCGGTAAACAGAGACTGAACAACCTGCTGACCGATATTGTTTGTTTCGCCTAGCACCCAAGCGTTGTTATACCATCTGGCAAAACGATAGATGATATCTGGGAACATAAGTGGAGAAACGTCCTTACTTCTATACTTAGCCACTTGTTTATACGGCGTTTGAGTAACATCGAATACCGAAAGCGCTGAGTAGTCGCCACCAACACCTTCTGATACGTCGAAGACGCAGATATAAAGTTTTCGTGGATCAGGCTCTTCGTAGTAGTCTAGACCAAACTTATCTTTGTTTGCTGGCACCCAAGCTAGTTCACGCAGTTTGACGGGATGAATAAGAGTATTGGTAGAACCAATAAACTCGCACTCAAACTCTTGACGGAACTGCTCTTCGCTGGTATTAGCGATGGTTTGTTTACGCCATTCTTCGTCGCGACCAGGAACATCGTTCCACATGATCTCAATTGGCTTATACTCACTGCGTCCCTCGGTGGCATCTACCCACATCTTGAAGAAGTGGTTCATACCATTAGGCGTAGACACGATGATGATCTTGGTCGTTTTACCAGATGAAATCGTAGGATATGTAGAAGCGAAGAACGCATCAGCAAGGTTGCGCTGCACGAACGCGAACTCGTCGAGGAAGATCAGATTGAATGATCCACCGCGAATCGCGCTTGACGAAGTAGCAGCTGCAAGAACCTTTGATCCGTTCTCTAGCTCAATGTTACCTTTGTTCCAAGTTACAACGCCTTGCTGCAACCACTTAGGTAAATATTCAAACGCCAGCTGCAACTTAGAAAGAAGATCGCGCGCGAGCGCGCCTTTGTTCGCGAGGATGGCTACGTTCTGCTGATCCGTAAACAGAATTAGATGAAGAATGTATGCGATAGATGTTGTAGACTTACCGACCTGACGTGGAAGCTTGCAGATACTAAAACGATTCTCTTGGAATGTCTTGAGCATCTTGGCTTGAAAGTCCCACATCTTGAATGGCATGAGACCGTGATCGACGTTGACGATCTTGATGTAGTTGCGTGCGAAATACTCAACGTCTTTCGCGCATTTCATATACTCTTCAACTTGTTCTTTGGTATATTGATGGATAACCCCAGCTGCTTTTAGATTGGGATTACCAAGATATGTTTTCACAGCCATTATTTTCTACCATTGATAAGAGACTGCAATTCAGCGGAGCTACCCACAAAGATGGCATTCTGTGCATTGATGCCGCCTTGTGAATTGTTTCCCTTATCGCTATCGTCCTTCTTCAAATCCTTCAGTTTCTTTTGGATGTCGAGTAGATCCTTATTAGCGTCAACCAGCGTCTTGATAAGACCACCGACGACTTCGAATGCTCTTGGGTGCTCGGAAGTTTTTGCCACCAGCAAAGCTTCTTCAAGAGCATCGTTGCCCTTGTGAATAATATTGTGTAAATTGTTGCGAGCTGTTGCAAAATCGTCGTCCACATCAGAACTTACCTCCACGTCAGGCAACTTCTGAACCATAGGTGGAGAAGCTGGTAGATTGAGAGCGTTTTCTACGCTAATTTCAAAGTTTGTTTTCTCATTCATGATATTGGCTCATCGCTTCCAGTTTTAGGATTATACTTCTTACCATCCAAGAAGAAGAATGTATTAGAGCAGAATCCGTAATCATCAGTTGCTTCGATTTGAGTATATGGAATCGAAGCAGCGCTGTTGGTTGTTGGGCTACCATTAGCCAGTAGTCCAGGTTGAACAACGATACGAGAACTGCGACCAGTGCGCGCAATGTCATCGACTGTAATTCTATTTGCTGTATTGCCAGCAACAATACCAAAGTCAATCTGTGAACGCTTGATAATACCCTGACGACGAACTGGTCCGTAGAAGTATGCCTTGACTGTAAAATCAAACGTATAGATCAACGCACGACGATTTTCAAAGTTGCCTTCGTATGTGTCTTCGATAGATACCGTATTTAGAATTGTAGGCACATCTTGAATCAAACTCATTTCTGGAATAAGCTTAACTTGGTTTGTCCACTCTGGTCCAAAGTATGGAACAATCTGCTCCATAATCTGTGCGCCGTCGTCAGCATTACGAACATAAGCATATAGATTGAAGTTTAGATCATACGGCACAGGCATATAGGTAAAGTCTAGCTTGTTCTTGTCATCGACAACTTTCACATTACGCGATGTTCCAGCCAAACGACGAGCACCATCATAAGAAAGTGTTGTCATCTCAAAACCCATACGCGGAAGCTGGATAGCAACCTGCTGATCAAGATTAGGATCTTGTGTAATACGAACAAGAAACTTTTCTTTCGGTCCATAAGCAAGCGGAACAGCCACAGACTGTAGCGATACGCCAGTTGTGTCTAAGCGACGAACGACGATATCGTTGAACATGTTACCAAACATGATAACATATTTACGAATTGACTGATGATAAAACTGCGATCCGAACATTAGAACCTATCAATTTCTGAGAATGGGTTACGCTCGCTGAAGTCCAGATAATCAAACGAGCCCGTAGTAAATACTTCGTTGTTGGCTGTAACGTTTTGCGTCTCGACACGATATTCTTGCAGCATATATCCACCATCTTCGCTGAGGGTATTGAATCCATCTTCTGTCTGAATCTGATAGATAAGAATATCTTGACTGTATCGAGACTCGATAGCATCGATAGCGGTATTGCCAGTATTGATGTCAATAGCGCCCATACGATCTACAAGTTCACAAGTCAGTTCATATGTGTATAGCTTGCCGTGCTGATAGAAAATGTTTTCGTGCTCGACGAACTTGATCTCATACAGCTTATTGTTCAATGGGAAGAAGATGAAGTCACCTTCGAATGGGCGTGGTGAAGTTGTCTGATAACCTTCCGTTCCGCCGTTCTCTAAACGAAGCGCAGTTGAAGTTCCCCAAGCTGTTGTGCTACCATTTTCAAGTTGAATATTGTATCCAACTTCGGTTAGAAGCTTTTCGTTAGATACCTGTTCCCAACGCTTACGAGCCATAACAAAAGTGATCTGGTCACGGATTTCCAGATTGAACTTAGATAGGAAGTCGCCTTCACCTTCGAACTGTTGCGTGTTCTTGATATACATTTCGATATCAATCGCATCGTTGAACTGTGACAGCGGATCTTCACCGAGCAGCGCATCTGGACCAACGATAGTGCGTGGCATATACTTCACGTCAAGACCATAAATCTTGATTGATTCAATAATCAAGTCTTCAGCAGTATCCTGCTCTCGACCAAATGTAAACGGACGGAAGTATTTGTTCGTTGCCATCTTTATCCGATCATATCAGTGACTGGGAGCGAGTAATCCATGATTACTTCATCTTCGAGCTTATTGATCTCTTCGTTTGCTTCGTCCCAAATCTTCTGACCGTTGAATGTTACTCCGCCTGGCAGATTCATACCTTCAAACTTCTTTAGGTTTTCACCCCACTGCAACTTGACAAGCGCAGTCGTATACTTTCTCAACCAAGGCTCGTTCCATACATCTGGGTTTTCTTCTGGATTGACTTCACGATAACCTTCGATGATAATAAACTGACCAGCCTGAACATCGTCGTTCCAAGCCATATCAATATACAGCTTATCTGTATTGCGGTTATAGCGGATTGGTTTTTTACCAACGAATACTTCTTCAAGGAACTCGATGTGACGCATCGCAACAACGTATGGCGTGACCGATACGCTGGAGATGTTGAACAGTTCGTTTAGGTGCAGCTGATAGCGGATGTTGAATAGATTCATCGCACTATAAGAATCATTGATATCAAAGATACGAGTTACACCTACAAAGTCTTCTGGGAGCGTAACATACTGATTATTGATATCTGTCTGAGTTAGCTGATATGGCAGATAAACATGCTGCATACCATCAAAATGATAATCGCGAAACTTGAGTAGAGCGTCGTCGATACGGTCTTCGACCTGCTCATTATCGACGTTGATATCGATAACAGGAGCACCTAGACGGCGTAGGATGTATTCTTTGAACTGCTGACGATTTGCGATAGCCATAGGCGGAACTCCAATTCTTCTCGCCTATTTATACTATTTT